AAAAGCACTAGCACCAATGGGTCTATGATAATTGAGCATAAGAACCACGGACACGATGTAGATGTTGCCTACCTTATTATTGGATGAGAACCGAATTAAATCGAAGTTTGAGGAGAACCGCAAATATATCGCGGATGCGCTTGAATACTCCGGCGGCACGCACTCAATCGACGATGTGTACCAAGCCTGCGCCGTTGGTGAGGCACAGTTACATCCGTTGGAAAAGTCGTGTATTATAACCGAAGTTGTTGACTACCCCAGCCTAACCGTGTGCCGAATCTGGCTTGCGGGCGGTGACTTAGATGAGCTGGTCGAGGCTGAGAAGTCTATTGCAGTTTGGGCTAAGGATCAGGGCTGCGACGCGATGGAAATCAATGGCCGGAAGGGCTGGCAAAGACAACTGAAAGATTACGCCGCAACGTCGGTGGTTTTGACAAAGGATTTGAGAGATGAGTAAAGGCGGCGGTGGAGACACCAGACAAATTACCCAGACAACTTCGGCACCGGCATACGCCCAACCGTTTCTGGAGTACGGCCTGTCCGAGGCTAAAAACATCTATCAGAACAAGCCTAGTTATTACCCCGGTCAGACGACCGTAGGCTTTAGTCCAGAAAGCGAAATGGCGCTTGCTGGCACTCGCCAAATGGCGCTAGACGGATCGCCGCTTATTCCGGCTGTGCAAGACGTTGTAATGCAAAACCTGATGGGAACTAATCCTTTAATGTCGGCGGCCTTTCAGCCAGCCGTTCAACAGGTTCAGGCTCAGGCGGCCAAGGCCGGAAGATACGGCTCTGGGTATCAGCAGGGCGCGTTAGGTGCCGCGCTGGCTCCTATGGCGTATCAGGCGCAGCAGGACGCTATTGCTATGGCTCCGGCGGTGCGTGAGTTTGGCTATGCTGATCTGAATACTCTTGCTGGTGTTGGCGGTGCGCGTGAGGCTCAGTCTCAGGCAGAGCTGGCGGCTGACATTGACCGCTATAACTTTGAGCAAAATCAGGATCAACTAGCTTTGGCTAACTATATGGCTGCCGTTCAGGGCGGAACTGTTGGCGGGCAAACCATTACACCGCAGTTCCGCAATCAGGCTGGCAACGTACTTAGCGGCGCATTAGGTGGGGCGGAGTTAGGCGCTATGGCTGGTTTTGATCCAATGACAGGCGCTGTTATTGGCGGTTTACTTAGTTAGGGGTTAGGGCATGAGCGTTTACGACAGATTCAACCGACTGCTTCAGGGCAGAGCGCCTATGCCGCAGGCAAACATCATGCGGCAATATCAAGTTCAAGGCGCTCGCGGGCCAGTACCAGCGCCAATGGCTTTGCCTCGACCTGCTCCACCTCAGTCGCCAATGCTGGCAAACCAGCAGCTATCGCCGCTGATGCAGGAAGTTGTGCGACGCGCTCAGGCGTCTCGCATGACGCCAAGAGCCGGTCAGGTTGGCTTGCCAACTGGCGCTGCCGGTCAACAACCGCCTGCGGCTGGGATGACATTTGGCCAAAAGCTAATGCAGCCACGCGCTCAGGGCATGTTAGGCGCTGCCGCCGCAGGATTTGAGGCATCAGGCTACCAAGACCGTCCGGTGTCGCTCGGTCAGGTTTTAGGCCGTATGGGTACTGCTGGCATGAAGTCTTACGCCGCCGCTGAGGATCGCATTGCGGCTCAGAAGGCTGCTCAGGCACCAAAGATACAAGTCGCCGGAAAAGACATTTATCGCGTTTATCCTGATGGCCGCGTTGAGAGGCTGAATGGTGGAGCTGGTGCTGACACGTCTGTTGAGATTAAGTCAGAGGCTGGTCGCTACATGACCGAAGATGGCAGAATTATTCAAGCTGTTTTAGGCAAAGATGGTTCACTGTACGAGGCTGGTGCGGCCAGCACTGACAAAAAGCTAGACCCATCAAAACTTACAATTGTAGACCCATATACAACCCTTGATTACAAAGGGCTTCAAAAACACAAAAAAGATGAAATTTTAGCGCCAGAAAGAACTTTGAAGATAATAGACAGGTTTGCCACTCAGATTGAGGCTGGTTCGCAAGGTTATTTTGACAGGCTGAAAACAAGCATGTCAGCTAAAATCAAAAACTTTTCAAGTAGCAGTGATTACTCAGAGCAGGAAATTATTAACGCTCTGCAAGAGGGTACGCTAACGCAATTGGTTGGCGCTGCACGTCTTGAGTTATTCGGCCCCGGCGTTATGACAGAGTTTGAGCAACAGATGGCGCGTCAGGTTTTGGCTGGTGATTTTGATAACCTAAGAAAAGAAATTGCCTTACCACGTCTGAAGCAATTTAGAGATGCTTTTTATGACCAGTATGTGAATAGTGTAAATTTCTACAATAATCAGCCGATTGTTAAATCTCAGAAAATGAGCTTGGCCCCATACAGCGGCTTTGACTGGAGTAAATTAGACGGCACGTCAGGTTCTGGCGCTCCGGCGGCAAGCGGCAACACGACAACCGGCGGGAACACTTGGAGCGTTATTAACTGATGAAAAAAATTAACGTACAAGGGCTGGGCGAGATTGAGGTTGACGACAACTTCTTTAAGCTCTCCCCAAAAGAGCAAAATGAGTTTGTCGATCAAGCTGTCATCCAAGACGCTATTGACGGTAGCGGTCGCGCCTTTATGACAGGCATGTTGTTTAATTTTCGCGATGAAATTGTTGCCGCACTGTCTGAGCCTAAGTCGTTTGTCGGCAGTTTTACTGACGACGCAGCAGGAAAAGATTACCGCAAAGAGCTTTCAAGGCAGCGCCTGCTTGAGGAGGCTTTCCGCCGCAAAAACCCTGCCGCCGCTATATCATCTGAAATAGCAGGTGGCGTCCTAGTACCCGGGGCGGCCATAGGTCAGGCAGCGAGAGGTGCAAGCCTGCTGTCAAAGCTGATGAGAACATCTGGGGCTGGCGCTGGTATGGGCGCAATTGCAGGCGCAGGCGCAGGCACAGACGTAGATAGCAGAATAGGAAAGGCTGGAGAATACGGAGCCGCCGGCGCTGTTTTAGCGCCTGTTGTAGCTGCCGCCGTGCCGGTAGCTGGAAAGATTGCAGCGCCAATAGTTAGAACCGCTGGACGCCTGACTGAGGCTGGCATTGCAGAGCCTAGTGTTCGCGCTGCCCGAATGGTTGCCAGACGGCTTAAAGACGCAGGCATAACTGGAGATGCCCTAGAGGCTCTCAAGAGAGACCCCAAGCCAATGGCTCTTGCAGACATTAGCAGCAGGGGCGTGCAGTCACTTGCGCGTCTTGTGGCTCAATCACCGGGTAAGGGCGCGGAGCTTGCTGACAGCCTCAATGTGCGCCAGTTTGGTGACGACGCCATAGATGGCGCTGCAAAACGCATTGAGCAGGACTTGGTTAGCGCAGGCGTGCCAAAGCAAAACGCACTTGAGGCAAAGGCTGGCATAGACCAGATCAAGAGCGCTGGCGCATCTCAGGCTTATAACAAGTCAAACGCTTTTGAGATTACCGAGGCGCTTAGGAATCAATTAAAGCCAGTATTTTCTCGGCCATCTATGAAGGGAATTATTGCCGAGGCTAAGGCTTTGGCGGCAGAAAACGGCGAAAACTTTTCTGGCACAACACTTCAAAACATTGACATGAAGGGTCTTGATTATGTTCAGCGCAGGCTTCGCGCCAGAACATCCGCCGCCTACAATTCTGGCGACGGCATGATGGGCGGCGCTATAGCTAAGACTAGAGAGGAATTAGTAAACATTCTTGATAAGGCTAACGACGATTTCAGGCAGGCGCGAGGACTATACTCGGACGCTATGTCACGCCAAGAAGCCTTAGCCCTTGGCCGTAAATTTAAGACAATGAGAAGTGAGGGCGAAATTGCCGACGCAACAAAGGGATTTGGCGCAGATGAAATGCACAACTTCCGTGTCGGGATGGCTCAATCAATAAGAGACGACATTGAGGGTGCCAAAAATGGCGCTGACTTTGCGGCTCGGATAGCGGGAAATCAGCGCCAATTGAGGCAGCTTAAAGAGGCTTTCCCAGCCGAAAACATTGCGCCGCTTGAGGAAGCTTTGGCAAAAGAGAGCCAAATGGCCGCTACACGCAATCGCACAATGGGCGGGTCTCAGACATTCCAGACATCAGCGGAATCAGCCAAAGCCGCTGCCGAAGACCTGACAATGGCCAGAAGGGCTGTTGAGGGGGCAAAGCAAGGTGGCTTAGTTGGTGGCGTCGCTCAAAGCGTCGGCCCAATGCTGGAATCTGCCGCAATGGGTATTGGCCCACGCACAAGTAAACAACTTGGCGATCTGCTGTTTGCAACAGACCCAGCAAGCCGCGCTGCTGCGATTAGCAGGGTGCAGCAGGCAAGAGGGCTTGGTGGTCGCGCGTTGGCTCGCGGGCCTGTTTTGCCTCAACAGCCAAGGATGCCTTCGCTTGCGTCTAGGGTGGCTGGCGGAGTTGGCAGAGCAACAAGCGGCGCGGTTCCGCGTGGCCTTCTTTATTCAACAGGCCAGCAAGTTGGGCCTCAGATTGCCAGCGCCTTGAACCCCATCAGCTCCGCACAAGCTGGCGGCAACATCGTTGGGTATGAGACTGTGACGGATCGTCAGGGCAACCCTGTGACGTTTGCCAAGACATCTGATGGCCGTGCGGTGCGCGTGCGCTGATTATATGTTATAAATAGGCATACGCCTTTAGGAGAAAAGAATGGCTAAAAATTCTGTCCGAGATTACAGCTCAAGCTCAAGCTCAAACACGGATGTGCAGTCGGTTAACATTGGCGAGGGCTGCGCCCCGGCGGGGATAAATAACGCCATCCGAGAGGTTATGGCCGACCTAAAGGACGTGTCTACTGGCACTGTTGCGCTGGAAAGTCCTTCTGCTGATAGCCTGAGCGTGACAGGTGACTTGAACGTAGGCACAATTAAAGATGCTACTGGCACTAACACGGCTATGACGATTGATAGCGGTGGCATCACTACAGCAACAGGCGGTTTGAACGTAGGCACAATCAAAGAGGCTACTGGCACTAACACGGCTATGACTATTGATAGCGATGGCGTTGTAAAAATTACTCAAAACCCTTGTTTTTTTATAAAAGGCAATAATGGCGCATACGTCAACACCAGCCCAGTAGTTTTTGCGATTACCGTAATCGACACAAGAAGTGGGGTAGATTTAGCCAACAACAAATATGTTGTTCCTGTGGCTGGAAAGTGGCATTTTCACATTCAGTTAGGAATTGTTGGTGTGACGGCTAGTGGTGCTTGTTATCCTATAATCCGAAAAACGCCCGTGGGTGGCGGTGCTGTGACAGACCACGGTTATAGCTATTATCAACCTGTAAATGCTGCCGGTGTAACTTCTTACTCGCATTTAGAAGTTGATGCCATCGTAGATTGTGATGTTGGTGACTCTTTCAATATTCCTTTTGTTCAGACTACAGGCACTTATTATAATGGCGCAAACGAGTGTAGATTTTTTGGTTATTTTCTAGGATAAAATTATGGCAAATTACAGAAATATTGAATTACACATACCGCCAGCAATGACTTTAGATGTAACAGGTACTGCGGCTTTAATTCTTCAACAAACGGATTGGACGCAGATATCAGACAGCGGCCTTACCGCTGACTGTGTTGCAGCCTTTAACACTTATCGCACAGCCATCCGCACTATCCGAAAAACAAATCCAAACAGCCCAACTTGGCCTGACGCACCTACAGAGGAGTGGTCATAATGAGCAAGGATAAACTGACCGACTACGATGCCACCGCATCCGGAAACTTGGATGTGGGCGGGGTTTCTGTGGCGGAAGGAATGTTGCCTAGTGGCGTTAATAACGCTATCCGGGAGCAGATGAGCCATCAAAAAGAGGCTTTTGGATTAGGCACTCCGCTGTATGTTGACCAGACGAATAATCGGCTAGGCGTGGGGACCACAAGTCCGACGAGGAATATCTCGATTTCTGACACGGTCCCCTACATAAATTTGGTCGGAAGCACGACTTCTGCCATTGGTATGTTGCTGGGAGACACAGACGCAGAAATTAGAGGTGCATTACTTTACGACAACAATGCCGACAGAATTAATTTGAGGGCTGGAGGCAACACTACCAGAGTTAGTATCGACAGCGACGGCCTAAAGTTTGGTAGCGACACCGCAGCAGCAAATGCGCTGGATGATTATGAGGAGGGTAGTGGCTATGCTGTTACGGATGTAAGTGGTGCAGGGTTAACTATTACAACTTCTTCATCTGCTTATACAAAAATTGGGAAATTAGTGCATGTTAGTATGTACCTCGTATTTCCGACCACAAGCAACAGCACTCAAATACAATTAAGTTTGCCATTTGCTGCGGGTTCGGTTGCCACCTCTAGCTTTTCTTACTTAAATGGAAGGCTGCAACCCGGAAGCCCTCTAAGCTTTGAATCGGCTTTTACTTGTCAGGTAAACCCATCCACTAACAACTTTTATGTTGGTTATAATAATAGCACAATTGGTTCGGTACTTACTTATAATCAAGTTAGTGGAAGATACATACTTGTGTCAGGTTGTTACCATACTGACCTTTAGAAACAGGAGATAAACGATGGCACTAACAGAAGAAACAATACAAGACAAAATCGAGATCGTAGGCGATTTTAAGCACGTTCAAGTTCGCACCGCAACAGTCGTCAAGCGTGATGGCGTAGAGATTAGCCGTGCGTTCTCACGTCACGTTGTAGCTCCTGACGCTGACATCACAGGCGAAAGCACAGAGGTGCAAGGCATTTGTGCGACTGTACATACTACGACTGTTAAGGATGCCTATTCGGCACATCTGGCAGCACAAGCTGAAATGGGTGGCGGCGAATAATGAATGAAGAAAACAAAGTCATCATTGACGTTGTGGCTGGAACAGGCACTGCCGCCGCCTATATGGCAATGGTGCCTGATTTTGTGGCTTTGTTTACTGGCGTGTGGATATTGATTCGCATATGGGAGACCAAGACCGTGCAGTCTGTGATTAAGCGTTTTACTGGCCGTGAAGAAAAATGAACGCGCTGATGCTGTTCGTTGTGGTGGTTATTCTGCCCAATGGACAGCCGAAAGTCGATGCTGGCGTTGTGGCTCAATGCCCAGACACAGAAAAAACCACTCAGATTTACGAGCAGGCAGTCATCCGAGGTGATATACTCGACTGGCGTGCGCGGTGCTATAATACTGGTTTAATGCGCCCCACTTTCACATAAGGAACACTGTCATAGACCCGATCACTATTACAGCAGCCGTCAGTGGGGCTACAGCCGCGTTTAATACTATTCGCCAAATGGTTTCGGCTGGCCGCGATTTGGAAAGCTGCATTGGCGACGTGTCGCGCTGGATGAAGGCCGCGTCTGATATTGACCAAGCTGAGAAGCAGGCGAAGAACCCGCCGCTATTCAAGAAGCTGCAAGGCGCCGACGCAGTCCAGAGTGAGGCGCTGCAAGTTTACGCCGCCAAGAAAAAGCTGGAGGCGCAACGCGCCGAGCTGAAGCAATATCTGCAAATGACTTTCGGGCCGCAAGCTTGGGCTGACCTGATCCACCTTGAGGGGCGAATCCGCAAGGAGCGCCAAGAGGCTATTTATAAGCAGCAGGAGATGCGCCAGAAAATCTTAGAGGCTATTGCGATTGGCGTGTTAGGCATTGTATCCTTTGGCATATTCTTTTGGATTATGTGGCTGGCGTCTAAAAATTGAACGAAACAACAACCGGGCTGATTGGCGAGTATATCGCGGCGGCTGCTATCTTAGGCTTAGGCTGGCGCGTCTCTATGGCACAACAAGACCGTGTGGATATGGTGGCTTGGTATGGGCAAGATTTTATTCGAGTGCAGGCAAAGACTGCGAGTTTATTGGGCTATAAAGTTGGTCGATCTCCGCGTCACCACTTCCAATTGGGTCACGGCTGTAAAACAAAAAAACTACCGACACAGGATGACTACGATGTTCTCTGCCTTGTTTCCCCCAATGCCCGCAGGGTCTTGTTCATGCCGGTTACGTCTATACGGCAATACACTCTGCGCGTGCAGCCGTCGCGCTTCACGCCTGAAGCAGAAAGTGATAGCTGGGATAAAGCGGTTGCGATTGTTATGGAGACGAGGCGATGAATAAAGACAC